TCTGTCACCACGCCGTCCAAAGTGATCATACACACAATGCAGGACTTCGTGGCCAAACAAGAATTCAATTTCTTTGGGACGCAACAGTTTGATAAAGCGGCTGTTGTAATAGAAATTACGACCGTCTGTTGCGGCAGTCGAACACCATTCGTCAGCATTGACCAGTTTCAAGCGGGTGGCCAAGTTGCCAAAGAAACTGGCCTTGAGCAACAGGCCTACACGGGCAGTGATCAAGAGCTCACGCACTTCTCGATCAATTTTGGGATCAGTTTTGCCCAGCAAATCGGCAAACTTCTTGTGGTCTTCTTTTGTAGCAGTAGTAGATGTCATGTGAGTCCTTTGTTGCTTATGTGTAATTATAACACAAGAGTGAATAATGGTCAAATCAGGCGGAGTTTTGATTTTCTCGGTTCAAGTACTTTAACTGGAACCAAGAGTGCGCAGCCTCTGTAAAAAAATCCAGGTGTACCTGTGAACTGTAGTGATGCCGTTTTTCTACAGAGGCCAGGCCAGGATATATTACTGCGGCGCCTGAGATTGGTGCATAGTAGGGTTCTAGGCCTTGATGGTCTCGAGATGTAAAACCCAGCTCACGCCGCATTATGTGCCGCATGCGAATTGTGTTGCCATAAGTCCGTGCCAAATGTTCTAGAATTTCCATCCAGTCAGCAGGATCATGAAATACCACAAGATTCTTTTTTACAGTTACCTGTCCCACTACTCAGTGCCCGAATGTGCCAGTTGAAAAAATGCCAGTTCTTGATCGCCTTTCAAGTAGATGCGATAGTCTTTGTATGCAACCGAATATGCCCAGTGCTGATTGATATCTTCATCCTGTACCGCAATATCAGGATTAAGCATTTTACAACGCTTGATAGCGGTGCGAGTTTCCACATCCTGCCCCCAGCCCCAGGTGCGATTCATCCAGCGACGAGCACGGTCAAAATCCAACACACCAGTGCTAAGTCCCCAGGTATTCTTGGAAAACTCGAGCATGTAGTTAAAACTAGCATGGTGGCTGTGGCGTCGGTCCATATCGGTTATTTGGTATTTCATCTGTACTTGCTTTTCTGCAACATGTAAGGTTTCTGATCTTGGTAATATTTCTTAAAAATATTTTCGTAGTCTTGCCAGTTGCAATGTGCCCATTGTTCTTTATAATCACGACCCTGAGTTGACTTTAATCTTGTCCAAAATAATTTTTTATTATGACCAGTCACCTGCGATTGTGCCTTGCCCTCAATATCATAATATCTCAAAATCTCGCCTGATTTTTCAGAATACACCACCCATCCCATGCTTTATTCCTTGTGATAAACAACAAGGGCCATCACAGCCCTTGTTGTTTTAGGTACCGGCTTGCAGGATGTACTTGCCGTATTTTGCATGGAAGGCGTCAAAGTTCTTGAGCTTGGTAGGCAGGAACGGCAGGTCGTATGTGGTCAGTGCAATACGAGCACCCATCACAGTCAACTCTGTTTCAAAGTTCTTCATCATGTAGCCCAGGAAGTTGTCTGCCATGCTGTGGAACTGTGCATCTGCTGGCTTGTTCTCAACATGGGCCTTGAGCTCATAGCACATGGAAATTACCAGACTGTACATGGCTGAAACTTCTTTGATGTCAAGTGTGGTAACCTTGCCACTCAAGATATCTGCAGGATTGGGCATACGTCCAGATACCTTGCGGTGTGCCATGAACTTCACAGCAAGACCTTCGCCCACGGTGCCTGCAATCAGGTTGGTCAATGTGTCTGCATCGCCGTCATCTTCTGCCAGGAGCTCGCTTACAAAACTCCAGGTACGCGGAGTAGCAAATGCACGTGAGCTGGACTTGGCATCAAAGTCGTACAGGTCTTGTTTGGCAAAGCTCAAGTAACCCACCACTTCTGGATGGATCTTGTTCTCCACAGCCCAGGTCTGCCAGGCGCCAAAGTCCACCTTCATCTCTTGGTGCAAGAAACGATTTGCAAGCGGAGTTGGCATGCGATAAGTAACGCCTTTGTCGCTTTCACGATTGCCAGCGGCAACCATTACAACATTGTTGGGCAGGCGATACTTGCCAATGCGTCGATTCAGAATTAGTTGATACGCGGCACTTTGAACACTGGGTGCGGCCGAATTCAGCTCGTCCAAGAACAAGACTACGATAGGATAGTCTTTGGCCATTTCTTCGTCGGGCAGTTCTACAGGTGGAGCCCAGTCCATCTTGCCAATGTCCTTGTTGTAGAACGGAATGCCACGAATGTCGGTGGGTTCCATCTGACCCAGGCGCAGGTCAATCATGAGTCCGCCCAGCTCATTGGTGATGTTTTCTACCAGTTCACTCTTGCCAATGCCCGGAGGACCCCACAAGAACAAGGGACGTTTGACACGAAATGCTTTGAGTAGACTTTTACGAGCCTGGATGGCTGTGACTGTGCGTGAATCTGACATGGTAAGGTCCTTCTAGTTTCTAAGTTTATATTATAGCATCAACAGGATTAAAGGTCAATCGCGGCTGGCATCAGTATTTCTTCAAGCTCTTGCAGATGAATGGTGTCGTAGACCCAAGCGACAGGAACATCTAGCAAGGCACTGATTGAGGCCGGTGTCTCATCTTGTGCTAGTAGTTCCAGGATCTCAACTTCAAGTTGTTTCATTTGGCCCATGATATGGTTCCTTTTGTTGCTATGAGTGTATTATAGCACAAGAGCGATTAATGGTCAAATCATAAAAAATGCCCTTGCGGGCATTTTGTTGTGATCATCAACGATCAAATTTTCTACGCCGCGGCGCAACATCTTGTGACTTGTACAGGTAATCAATGCCCACATGTCCTGCTTCAATCTCCAGCAGTGCAGTGACCATTGGACTGTGCTGGCTGCGAACCAGAGCTGTATCTCCGCGTGACAGTTCACGTGCTCGACGTGCTGCTACCAGCACCAGATTGTATCTGTTGCCGATCATGCCAACGGCAGCTTCGTTGCTGAGTCCGGCTGTGGGGTCTTTGGTGTAGTTCATGATGTTCCTTTGTGGTTGGTCGATTGTTGATTATACAACAGAGCTTGCACTGTGTCAAGCTGTATGAGCAATGTCCAAAAAAATAGGCTCCGAAGAGCCTATTACTATTTTCTGTTACGAGGGATAGATCCCCTAAGCAGTGTTTAGGCTGCTAATACATAAAAATAAGTTTGCGGCATAAATAAAGCAAAGGAAACTAAAAATGCAAGGATTCATTTACATATGGCGAGATAAAATTAGAAACATGTATTATGTTGGATCTCATGACGGTAAAATAGATGATGGATATATTTCATCTTCGCATTGGCTAACTGCTGAAGTTAGATATCGTCCTGCAGACTTTAAACGCAGGATTTTAAAGTATGTTGATTTACCAAATTTAAAATTAGAAGAATACAAATTTATAAATCTAATCAAGGATAACGAGTTTGGAAAAAAATACTACAATCTAAAACAAGGAAAACCAAAAGGTATCGCTCCGTGGAACAAAGGTAAAACAGGTGTGTATTCTCCTGAACACAGAAAGCGTATATCCGAGTGGCGAACTGGTGTTGCAACCACAAAAGGAAAACCAAATCCACAAGCAGCAGATAATGCTCGAAAAGGTGCTGCTAAATTATCTTCTAAAGCAAAAGGACGAACTCGATTATATAGAGAGGACGGTTCATGGACTTGGCAATACCCATAAAAATAGGGACCGAAGTCCCTATTGCTATTTTTGGTAACAAGGTATAACTACCTTGCCTTCTGGGTGCTTACGCAGCCATTAGGAATTTTTCATCATTTGCAGATAAAGGTTTTGTGTCTACGGCCGAGTCTCCCCAACCCTAACGGCTTCTACATTGCCGGACTGTCCATTTCTGTACTCTTGACCCTGTCGAAACTATGCAGGCCCATCAAAAACACATAACAAGGGTTCCAGTTACGTCATTCTGTTTACCACCGTCAAATGACGATAATGCACGGTCTATGTGTTTATGGTGGACCTGGGGGAATTTGCATCCCCGTCCAGAATCCTTTTCTATC